AAGAATTCTTCGGCGGCTAATTTACCCTTACCGAAGACCTGAGTTGCAGCAAGCAAAATGCCATTTGCCTGTTCTTGACTGCCTCCTAGGGCTTTATTTGCTGCAATTAGACCACGAAAAGACTTGACGATGTCGTCGCTACTTACGCCCGATGCTTTAGCAGAAGCTGCGAAGCGAGTGAAGTTTTTGGTCGCGTCTTGTAGTGGGACGTTGAAGTCGTTTACGACCTGCTTGATTTCACCAAACATCGCTGGCGCTTCGCTGCCTAAGACACCGGCCAGGGCCAAGCGCATCTTCGACGTCTCAGCAGCCGCTGTTGCAGCATCATTTGCATACGACGCCACCGCTCGGCTTAAATCTTCGATGAATTGAACGGCTTGCCCTGCAGCGACTGCCGCAAGGCCTGCAACGCCACCTGTGAGTGCTGCTGCACCCATACCCATTGCACCGCTTCCACCGCCCCCTCGGGACAGCATTCCGCCTATGGCAGCCCTTCGACCGGTATTACCCCGGAACCCACGCATCGCTGGGGCAGGGCCAATAGGACCGCCGTATTGGCCGGACATACCAGCCCGACGCTGGTTTTGTTGGGCCGCGTTAAACCTTTGAACGCTTTGTCTTGCTTTTGCGTATTCGTCCCTTGTTTCTCTAATCGACTGCTTAAGCTTCCTTAAGCTCTCGACTTGGCTTTTGTTGTAGGTCCGTGCAGTGCCACCGTAATTTTTAGCGGCGTTCTGTGCCTCAGCATATTTACGCTTGAGATTTAGAAGTTCCCTACCAAGTTCCTGCTGGGTCTTCTTCTGGCTACGAATATCCTTTTCAATTCGCTGCGTGGCCTTATCAGAAGCCTTCGCAAACTGAGCAAGCTTACGGAGAGCCGCTGCATTCTCAACGTCAAGCCTATAAGTATATTGACCTTGAGCCACAGAAACTCCACGCCGTAAGTTAATTTTATCGGGTTATGTGCTAATAACTTTGCTAAGAGAAGCAATCACCGAGACAGGCAACTTACGCTTAGCAATTAGACCCTTGAATATCTCTCTTGTTTCAGCAACGAAGAGATTAGCTTCTTCATTGAGCGGGAATGGCAACAACTGATCGATGTTGACTTCGCCTGTCTTCTCTTTGCTGAAGCTCTTAGCAATACCAATAATAATTCCTGCTAGCCGTGCTGTAGATATTGAATTTATATTTGCAGTCCTTTTCTGCTGTTCGGAACCAAACCGAATCATCTCGTAGATGAGCTTAAGAGGTAGACGAACAAATTCATCCCGCCCAATATCAACCCCTGCAGGACAGGCCCGCAGCTCGGAGTAGACATTGAGTAGATCGAGTTCAGAGGTGGCTAGGTACTGCCGCAGAAACGCAATACGCTCGCTAACCGCCTCTTCAGTCAGTTTCCCTCAGAATCCTCTTCCTCTTCGTCTGGATCGGGCCAGCCGTTGCGTTCCCACTCTACAAAGGCGTAGATCTCGTCCAATAGACGGCTAGGCATCTCTCGGGTGTCGGTCGCCTCCCAATCAGGGGTCTGCACCCACTTCTTACCTTCCTTCAACTCAGCCCTGTACTTCATGAACAGGGTCACCGTGAGGATCTTCTGCTCACTTGCAGACTGTCCGTTGGTCTGGATGTCAGCTAGCTGATCGACGTAGTCATACAGAATCTCTTGGTTCTCGTTCACGTCAGACAGGGCATCCAAAGCCTGCTGAACAGGAATGTCCTTGCGCTCAGCGATGTCCTTAGCAATCTTGAGCAGAGCGTAGGTGTTCTTAGCCTGCTTGCGGGCCACGTCCTCAATACCCTCGATCTCGCCTGCAACTAGGTCTTTGTAGATCGGGAAGCGGAATGGAGCGATGTCGTAATACTCTTTCTGGCCAAAGAAGATTTTTGAATACTTGCTCATGTTATGAAAAATGATGTGTCTGCCGCCACCATCTCATGATGCTGACCACGGACATTTTCAGGAATTTCTACAGTCAAACTAACACCATCTTCTGAGATTAGTTTCATAGGTGAACACGAAGAAGGGGCGATGAAAACCGCCCCAACCTCAAGTAATTCACCTTTGACTCGACAGTTGATGAAGTAAGACTGCTTATCCTCAGAGGTAAGCAGATCAGCTTGCATCAGGCGTAGACGTCGAGAGCGGTGGTGGAGTTGTTCAGAGTGCCTACAAAGATCTCTCCACGACTCTGGAACGTCCAGGAATACTCGATCAGACCATCAGAGGGGGCGGCTTCAGAAACGCCCGTCACACAGGCTTGGAAAGCACGCACAAAGTATAGGAAGTTGTTACTGCCGTCTTGACCCAACAGAGTCAGCATTTCGACGAACAGCTCCTTGTCAGGATCGGATTCAGCCGCCATTACAAGGCCCAGAGCGGTGTCAATATCCGCCTGTGGAGCGCCTGAAGAGAGGCTGTTGATGAAGAAGGTCGTGCAGGCCATTTCACCGGCCATGGTGGTGCCCACAGAGTCCCTGTAGCCGTTGTCGCCGAGCAGGAAGAACTCTTGGGAAGTAGGTGCAGGCGTGTACTCCGCCTGAGTCAGACCTTTCAGGAAGTTGAACGTAGCGCCAGAGGGAGAGGTATAGGCGTTACCGGTGTTGCCACTGCCGTGAGATGCAGGGGTGAGTCGGGTGCCGCTAGGGTCAGCGATCCGCACGATGCGGTCCCGCCCCTTTGCAAACGCACCTCCAGGAAGTTGAGCCATTAGCTTATCTCAGTGTGAATTGAGTAATCGGGGATAGTTACTTTTAGGGATTCGTAAGATATGTCCGTTTGCGGTGTATGTACCGCTGTGTCCATATCAGGAAAAGCCCGAAAAAGAAGCAAACGAAGATTGTCTAAGGTGACCGATGTGTCGTAACTGGTAAGCGTTACGGTCCAAAAAAGATTTAAGAAGACCGCCTGAGACATCGTCGGTAAATTCCGTGCTTCCGGTACTTCATCTATGACACATTCTGTGCCTGTGATTGTCCAGTCCTTCGGAACTTGCTGTGAACCCCGAACCCAAAGGGCGGGGGAAGAGGAACCATCAGGAAGGTTATAGTTTCCCAAATAAGTTCCAATAATGGAGTCTACGACAGAGCGTACTTCTGATACACTAGCCATCCAACTCTCTCCTAAGTCTATCAGCGAAGTCTTTTAAGGGCTTTACCTCTTTCTCGGCATCTTTTGTCCAGCGACGTGCTAGAAGAGTTTTGCCATTTTTCAATGCAGCGCCTTCATGTACGACTGCTGAATAGTCAACACGCCATGTCCACTCGACTGCAGTAGCACTGACATTTTCACGACGTTGACTTGACCGGAGATTACCTAGATCAACAATATCTCTAGGAGCTGTGACCTCTTGACCATTCTTACGAATGGTTTTGTTAGGCCAGTCCCATTTGACATCGGAAATCTGTTTTGTGAATTCCGCGCCGAGTTTTCCAGCCGTCTGAGCCAGTGCAGTCTTGACGGCTTTGTCGAACTCGCGACGCAACTCATGTGGCTGAATGTCTCTTGCCATTAGCCCGCCGCGCCTGTTTGCTCGAACACACCAGCGAAGCTCTGGAATTGCGTAGCCCTGGCGTAAGGCAGCATGTTCGTGCCTAGGTCAACCAGACGTAGACGTCCGGTCACGCCATTGATCGTGGCGTCGGCATACATGCCTGCCTTGATCTTGGTGCTGAAGGTCGCGGGAGATAGCAGCTTTCCACTGCAACGACTCTCCACTTCGTTCACGCCTTCTTTGTTTTCGGAAAACTTCCCGCTGAGCTGGACGTTACAGATATACGTCTCGTTCGTGTCGTTTTGAACGAGGTTACCCGTAGCCTTGTCAGTGGAATACGACGAATAAACCTTGAAAACCAAGGTTGCATTGTCAAAAGGTGAGTAGGAGCCCATCAGTAACTAAAGCCAGTTAGCTCGACTAGCCCCTCCCGCAAATAGAGATAAGTAGCGCCATAGGTCGTGTCCGCAAGGGTGTACCCTGCAGCTCCGACGTACTTCTGGACGCGAGCGTTCTGACTGACGCCGATTTGGCTGCCGATTGATTGTGTACGGCTGGCGAGCAGATGAGCCGTCATGTAGTTGACGGCGTCATCGTATTGATCGCCCCACAGGTCGGAATCGTTCTGACGCTGCGATTCGGCAATGGTGGCGGTAATCACAGCACTTTCCAGGTTCGAGAACTCTGGAAACCTTTGAGTAAAGGTTGTAGCTGTGACGGCCATCAGCCTTCTCCTTCGGTAATGCTACGAATGCGCTGCTGGATTGCGTTTTTGACACGCACCCGGTTTTCGGCGGTATCCCACTCTTTGAGCAGGTCCAGGTCGAAGGTCTTGTTGATGAGGGAAAGTGCATCCTTTACAGGCTTCTTGGCGAGACCGCCAGTTGCCTTAGGAGCATCAACCACTACTTCAAGGTCTTCTTCGACGGTCAGTGCGCCGATTTCGAGGAGGTCAGCGACGAGAGGCATCTCTTTGACCTTCTCCCAAGTAGCAGGGTCAATGTCTCC